ATTGCAAGAGACGCATCCCTGCGTCAATAATGCCCGTTCACCGGGTCAACCTTAACCTTTGAAAGCGAAACGCGAAATGCTAAATCTCTCTTCTGGCGGCGGCAATGCAAACTTCATCCGCTTTTCCCCACAGGCAAACGCCTGGACGAACAGCGAGGGCGCTGAAGTTCAGCTCAAGAAAGTGGTTTTCGACATCGACAACGTAAAAACCGGCTGGCTTTTGCTTGGCACGGGTGTGCGTGATTGGCAACCCGACGAGACTATTGGTCGCAAAGGTGCTCAACCTTCACCTGAGCACAAGCGCGGCTTCACCGTCACGTTCTACAACAAGCAGCTTGGAACCTGCGAGTGGTCGTCCAACGGAGTTGGTCCCAACATGGGACTGGAGCAGCTCTACGTTAAGTGCATGGAGGAGCGCAAGGCTCTGCCGCTCAACGCCTCCCTTTTGCCGGTATGCGAGTACCAAGGCAGCAAGATGGAAAAGATCGGCAAGGGCACGACTCGCATCCCGCAGTTTGTCGTCGTCGATTGGATCGCTCGGCCTGCTGGTATGGGCGCTGTGGAGGAGGCAGCTCCAGTACCGGCACCGGCACCAGCGCCTGCTCCCGCTAGTGCGCCTGCGGCGAAGACAGCGGCGCAGCGGGCGGTCGATGGTGATGATGACGAGATGTTTTGACGTCAAGTCATAAGGAGGCCGGGGCCAGATGGTCCCGGTTTTTTTGACTCTGAAAAATGAAATTCGGATCTGTTTGCTCTGGCATTGAAGCCGCATCAGTTGCATGGGAGCCGCTAGGCTGGAAAGCTGCATGGTTCTCTGAGATTGAGCCGTTTCCTTGCGCGGTGCTAAAGCACCATTACCCTGATGTCCCGAACTTTGGGGACATGACAACACTGCCGCAGCGCATCATCAGCGGCGAGATAGAAGCGCCAGACCTATTTTGCGGCGGCACTCCGTGCCAGGCATTCTCGGTCGCGGGGATGCGCAAATCGCTTGACGATGCCAGAGGCAATCTGTCACTTACCTTCTGCGAGATCGCAAATGCAATTGACAATGTTCGACTTGCTGGAGGAGAGCATCCAGCCATCATCTTCTGGGAGAACGTGCCCGGAGTCCTTTCAACAAAAGACAACGCCTTTGGCTGCTTTCTTGCTGGGCTTGCCGGTGAAGATGGCGCAGTCGAACCGCCAGGGGGAAAGTGGGCGAACGCTGGTTGTGTGTATGGCCCCCAAAGAGCAGCCGCGTGGCGAGTCCTCGACGCCCAATATTTCGGAGTGGCCCAACGACGCCGCCGTGTGTTCGTTGTCGCAAGTGCTAGAGCAGACTTCGATCCCGCAGCGGTTCTTTTTGAGTTCGACGGCCTGCGCCGGGATACTGCGCCGAGCAGAGAAGCGCGGCAAACAGTTGCCCCAACAATTGCAGGATGCGCTAATGGCGGTGGCGCGAACGGGTCCGGCAGAGATGTCGATAGCGTTGAATCCCTCCAAATCAGTATGTGCCTCAACGCCGGGGGCATGAATAGGCTGGACGCCGAGTCGGAAACGCTGTTGCCGATCAACATCTACGGCGGCAACAAGCGCCAAGATCGTCCAGAAGGTGGGTTCTACGTTCGTATGGACGAGTACACCAGCAAGACGCTGGACGCAGCCAGCGGATTGAATCCAACCTGTTCTCAAGGTGGCACGGCTGTAATGCAGCCAATTGCCCTACAAGACGTAACGCCCCGCGAGAAAGCGCAGAACGGCAAGGGATGGAACGATGACGGCTCCAGCTACACGGTGGACACCCATGCAACGCAGGGTGTGGCGCAGCCAATTGCTTGGTCAGAAGAACTCACCGCCAGCATTGACTTGGCTGGCACCATTCAGCGCGGCGGCGCTGGCGGCAGGCATGATGGGGTAGCACAGCCTGTAGCGACTCTTGACGCGCGCACTAAAGATGGTGGATTTCCTGGTAGCGACGGCGCTATGGGCGGGCATGTGCAGCCACACGGTATGCAAGTGCGCCGCCTCACACCAGTGGAGTGCGAACGCCTGCAAGGCTTCCCTGATGGATACACACAAATATCTTGGCGTAAGAAACCTGCGTCAGAATGCCCTGACGGGCCGCGCTACAAGGCGCTCGGGAACTCATGGGCGGTTCCTGTGGTTAGGTGGATCGGCAAAAGAATAGAGATGGAGATCAAATGCAAGCCGAAGAAATAGCAAAAACGCTTGGCAACGCCAAGAAGGTAAACGGGCAGTGGCTTGCGAGCTGCCCAGTACCAGGCCACGGCAGAGGCAACGGAGACAAGAACCCGTCACTGTCAATCAGTGATGGCACGGACGGTAAACCGCTATTCCACTGTCATGGTGGATGCGATCAGCACACCGTGTTCGCCACCATGCGAGAGCTAAAGATGCTGCCGGAGCTGGAGCAAAGGCCAGAACCCTTGTCGCTCATCAAGCCGATGGCGCAGATCGCAGCAAGCCGCCAGCTTGAGCAGGAGTGGCAATACACCGACGAGGAAGGCGTGGTTCTGTATGTCAAGCAGCGGTACAAGACTACGGACAGCAAGGGCAAGGACTACAAGCTCATCAAGGTTGACGAGGCAGGCCGCAGGCACGCGGCTCTCGGTGACGCGAGGATCGTTCCGTATAAGCTGCCCGAACTGCTCGATGCGATCAGCAAAGGCCGTTACGTCTATCTGACGGAAGGCGAGAAGGCGGCAGACGCGATCATCTCACTCGGCTCGGTCGCAACAACGTCTCACGCTGGCAGCGGGTCATGGCCGGAAGCCATCACGCAGTACTTCCAAGGCGCGAACGTGGTGATCCTGCCGGACAACGACCAGCCTGGATGGAAGTACGCGAAGAAGGCGGCAGCCAAGATCCTGCCGGTGGCGAAATCGGTCAGGGTCATTGACCTTGGCGGAGATGACCTGGGCGACGATGCCCATGAGTGGATACACCTGCAAGGCAAGACGCGGCAGGATCTCGCCGATCTGGTCAAGGGGCAAGCCCCAATTACATCGGAGCAAGAGATCACGATGCCCGAGCGGCTGAAGGAAAGGCCACAAGAGGCAACTGCACCAGCGATCCAAGAGCCAACGCAACCAGCCACAGCAGCGCCAGATGTGGAGCAAAAGGCGCAGCGCAGAACCATGACGCTGGAAGCATGGGACGACATCAGGGACGAGCCGGTGGAGTGGCTCGTTGATAGGGTTATCCCTAAGAAGGGTTTCGTTGCGCTGTACGGGCCGCCAGGCAGCTTCAAGTCGTTTATCGCGCTCGACATTGCGGCAGCGATTGCCCGCGATGCCGAGTGGATGGGCCAGCAAGCCCAGCCATCGGACAACGGAGCCGTTATCTACATCGCGGGCGAGGGCCACGGCGGCATCGGGGCCAGGATCAAAGCCTGCCGCATCCACCACCAGATCGAGCAGGGCATCCCGATCTACTTCCTGCGCCACCAGATCAATCTCAGGAGCAGCGCAGACGACATCTCAAGCCTGATGTACGCCATCAAGGAGCTGAAGGATGCGATAAAGATCAAGGTGGACTTGATCGTCATTGATACGCTGGCCCGAGCTTTCGGCGGTGGCAATGAGAACTCCAGCGAAGACATGGGGGCTTTCATCACCTCGTGCGGCTTCTTGCAGGAGGAATTCCAGGCCGCGCTGCTGGTTATCCATCACTCAGGAAAGGATGCGGCGAAGGGGCTGCGAGGCCATTCCAGCCTGCTCGGAGCCGTCGATACGGAGCTGGAGCTAATCAGATTTGAGGATCAACCCAAGGGCGTGCTGACCGTGAGCAAGCAAAAGGACGGCGAGGACGGGCTGAGATTTGGGTTCCAGATGGTCGAAATCGACATCGAGCAAGGCAGCAGCGCAAGCCTAAGCCTTGACGAATCCCGCAAGTCGCTGGCGGTGCAGCCGAGCGATGAGGCGCTTCAGTCAGGCATGAGCGAGGCCAAAAAGGACGCGCTAAACAGGTCAGGAAAGGGCCGTAAGCAAGCCATTGCGGTGGAAGCGCTGACAGAGGTGATTAACACTAAAGGTACACATTGGAAAGTTTCAGTGGGCATCAGAAAGTGCGTGAAGCTGGATCAGTGGAGGTCTGCTTTTGCTCAAAAAATGGGCACTGATGAGGAGGGCGATGAGGCTTTCAGGTCGGCTTGGAGGCGGGTTAGGAGTGACAAAGGCAGGCCAGTTAATGTGAGGATTGATAACGATTGGGTGTGGATAGAGGAAGCCGTAAAGGTCGATGAGCAGTCTTTTTAGGGGTCAAATTATGGGTGGTCGAATCGTGGTCGAATCGTGGTCGAATCGTGACGATTCGACCGCAGGTAAAGTCCGGTCGAATCGTCAAAAGGGTATACCTTTGACGATTTGACCACCCGCGATTCGACC